TTTCTAATACTCTTATAACACGACCTAAACCATGATTCAACAGGTTTATTACTTTTCTTGTGGATAAGTTTCCAAATGCCTTTATCCCATTCATAAGTATATGTATAATCTTTTGTCCATCTATTCCAACGAATCATAATAGTCCTTTCTGTTTCTAACTCATCTATATCACGAATCACATTCCGTGTCAACTCCAGTTCCCCGGCGCGCCCGGTGCCCGGACTGCAGGTCGCGAACCTTGAAACGAGAAAAGGTAGTTTGGGAGTTTGGGGAGTTACAGGAGTTTGGAGATGACCACGTACGCGAAATACGCAATAATTACCCACTTCAGAGGTATAATGATAGCCATCAATAAATCCATCTTGGTCCTTTCTTCTTTCTACAATTGCTGGCAGCTACGCCTGCAGCTGCATCTCTTCAGGATCCTAGAGAAAACCTAGGTTTTCCGGAGCTGCTGGTAACTATATAAGCTTCCAGGAGCTGCATGTCAAGACCCCGGGCAAAATAAAATGGCAGAAATCCAACCTTTTTATTCCGAAGATAGCCCGGAAGTTCCCCGGCGCGCCCGGTGCGTAGAGTCAGGATCCGACCCCGCAGAAAACTGGGAAAAATAGTTAATGGGAGTTTGGGAGTTTGAAGCAGTTTCAGCTGCCAGGGCCCCGGCCTCCCGGCGAGTTATCCACAGGTTATCCCCTGCGGTTATTTGTCGCAGGGGAGTTTGGGAGTTTTAGTTATTAAACACTTTCTCGTACATCTTGTCCAAAGGACTTCTGTTATCTTCCCTTGATTCCTCTATTGCTTCAGCATTTCGCTTCATGACAGGAACAACCGAATCATAATGATTTGCTATCTTATTTAGTATCTCAGTATTCCTATCTAATGAATCTGATATTTCTTTGAGCACTTCCACTATTGGATTGCTACTATCTGGTAAAACCATATTAACTCCAATCTATTTCTTATGAGGGCAGTTCGTTAGTTGTGCCCTCGGTTGTTGATTAGGTATCTAACTATTAACTAATCAATATATATAATATAACATTTCCAATCAGCAAATTCAACGCCTCTTTCTAATTACTTGTGGATAACTTTCCGAGCTTCACGGAACTTGGTCAGTTGCCAGACTGGTACGAAGGTGAAGACGCCGGGCGCGCCCTGGCTGCTGGAGCTGCAGGAAGGAGATGGAACAAAAACGGGAGAAAACAAGGGAGTTTGCGGGAGTTTCACGCTTCAGCTCAGCTGCATCCTGGATCCCGGCCTTCAGCGTCAGGGAACGAATCCGCAGAAAACTGGGAAAAACTAGAAAGGAGTTTGGGAGTTTGCGCACCGGGCGCCGGGCGCCTGGCTGCCAGGATCTCGGTTCTCGAACCTAGAGAAATTTATGTATGGGGAGTTTGGGAGTTTGAGAGGAGTTTGACAAAGTCAAGGTCCTTGAGTGGACCCTCATAGAGCCCAGGCACTTGGAACACGGTCTTTTCCCCAAGTTCCTTGGTTTTACATCCGTGAAACAATTTAACTTGCTCTGCGAGAGGCAAGTTAACAAGGATATAAGACTGTGAACCAGCTGTAGCATGACGCATATTCCATGCAATTTGGAATGGTGATAGTGTCACTTTATTATTACTGCCCAGCACTTTCAATTCAACTGTAAAGAAACCTATATCCCTATGATAAATTAAGCAATCTGGGAATCCTGGTGTAACATAACTTTCAAGGCGTGAAACAATATAACTACCACCGTCTAAGTACTTCTTTAAAGTCTTCCAAAAATTTGTCTCCGTTTTTACGGTCATACTTCTTCTTGTTTTTGTTCACCCTTTGTTTCCACAGGGGTGATGTCTTTAGGTCCTTCGCTATCGGATTTCTCTTCGACTGATATGACAGTTTGATTTCCTTCTTTTTTAAATTCACCTGTTAATCCTAATTCCTTTAATTGTTTTAAAACGTCATCACGCGACATAGA